GAAGAAGCTGTTAAGGCTTGGCAGAAAGCTAATGGGCTAAAGGATGATGGTATTGTTGGTGATGGTACTTGGGGAAAATTATTTGGATCTACTCCAACAGCAGCTCCTGCACCAGCACCTGCTCCAGTAGCAGCACCAGTTACCATTCCTGCATCAGCATTCAAACTAGATGCTTTAAGAGGACACATTCCTGATGCAGTTATTGCACAAATCCCTGACACAGCCGCTAAATTTAACATCACCAACACTCTACGTCTTGCACACTTTCTTGCACAGTGTGGTCATGAGTCTGGTGGGTTCAAAGCTGTTAGTGAAAATCTTAATTACTCCTCAAAGGGATTGATGGGTATCTTTAGAAAGTACTTCCCAACCGCTGTATTAGCTGAAGCATACCAACGTCAACCAGAAAAGATTGCAAATCGTGTTTATTCATCTAGAATGGGTAATGGCGATGAAGCGTCTGGAGATGGCTATAAATACCGTGGTCGCGGATATATTCAATTGACCGGAAAGTCAAACTACATGGCTTTTGATAAAATGGTCGAAGAAGACTTGTTAGCTCATCCAGAACTCGTTGCTAGTAAGTACCCTTTAATGTCAGCTGCGTTCTTCTTTAATAACAATAAGCTTTGGGCTATTTGTGATCAGGGTGCAACGGATGCTGTAGTTACTTCTGTTACAAAGAGAGTGAATGGTGGTACAATTGGTTTACCTGATCGTATCAAACATTTCAAAGAGTACTACAATTTATTAAAGTAAGGCAATGAACTATACAAGAGAACAAATTGAAGCCGCTGTAAAAGCTAAAGGATATGCTTGGTTTGAAGGCGCAAAAGATTTTGATGTTAATATCGTTGGGGTAAGAAACTCAGCGACTGGTCAAGTTGTGACAAATGTGTTTGACGATACTATGACTATCACCTACAAAGAAGGTGGTGAGTGGAAGTTTCATCAATGGCAGTGTACAACTGATCCAGGTAAAAAGGGTGTTAAAGAATATCACAATGCTGCTGGTGTAGCACGTCTAGTGGAAGGACAATACAGAGGTTCACATACATTAGGATTACACCAAGGTAAGTATGAAGCGCTTAAGCAACAAAAACCAGTTAAAGTTTATCGTGATGCAAATCGTGATATGACTTACGACGAAGGTAAAATTGCTGAAGGTGTATTTGGAATTAATATCCATAAAGCAGGAGCAGACTCTACTTATGTAGAGAATTGGTCTGAAGGATGTCAGGTGTTTAAAAAAGCTACTGACTTCGAATCATTCATGGCTATCTGCAGAAAGGCTGCTGCTATTCACGGCAAGTCTTTCACTTATACATTAATTGAATCAGCTGATATTAAATGATAAAACTATCAACACTACTACTAGAAGGAGCATATGATAAAGCCGTAGGGGAGGTTAATGCAGCAGTCTTTAAGCTAATGAAAGACGCATTTGCTGCTGCTGGGACACCAGACAATCCAAAAACCTACAACGGCTATGAAATTTACAAAGATCCAATTCCAACCCAAAAACTAGACGATATGTTTGAGGATGAGGAAGGATTGGATGTTGGTGAATTTGATACTCCCGACGGTAGCTTTGATGTTGAGTTAAAGTTAGCAATATCTACCGATGCTGTAGAGCCTAACGACGTTTATATTGATGGTGGTGCAGAGGAAGATGAGTTTCCTAGAATTGAAATTCACATTGCCTTTAACTCTATCAATCCAGCATTGTATTCAAAATTACAACCAAAATTACGTGACCTAGTAAGGCACGAGATTGAACACCTTACCCACGGAAGAGATTCTGGCATGTTAAAGCCATCTAAACTCATCCGTGGGGATAAGGCTCAGAGAGCAAAAGCTCAATCTGATCCTAAACTATATTTCAAATACTTTCTACTACCTAAAGAGATTGATGCTAACATACACGGATTATACTCCAAAGCTAAAACTCTAAAACAACCATATCAAAAAGTGGTTGATGATTACTTAGATAGTCTTGTCGACGACGGCATCATTAGCATTGTTAATCGTGATAAGATATATAATGCGTGGAAAGTTCGTATACCTAAGATCGGTAGTATACCTCTTCTAAAATAAAACCCGTTAGAGTTGTTTTATGTGAGAAAATATCTTATATTTGTCTCATGGAGACAATTTTATACAACTCAAGACAAATAGAGCAAGCAGTATTACGCATTGCCGACGTAGTTAATAAAAACTGTATCAATCGCGATGATGTAGTGCTTATGCCTATATTGCAGGGTGCTGTTCCTTTGTTTGTTGACGTATGTAAGCATCTTGACTTCAACCCCTTCGTAGAGTATATTGGTATTAGCTCTTACGAACAGCAACAACAAAAGCAATTCAATCTATATAAGTTTGTAGATCCAAACGCGGTACAAAATAAGAGTGTGTGGTTGTTTGATGATATTGCTGATTCTGGAAACACGTTAAACTTTTTGAAAACGACTCTACTCCAAATGGGAGCTAAAGAGGTACATACCTGCGTTTTATTGAAGAAGCGCACCTGTCCATTTGAAGTTGATGTGGCTGGGTTTATTATGGGTGATGAGTGGGTGTGGGGTTATGGAATGGATGCTCCTGACGGTCGTGGAAGGATTCTCGACGAAATTATGTGTAAATGAAAAGAACAAAGCAAATGAATATGTTAATTATAGCTTCTATAGTTGTGTTTTTTATAGCACAATCTTTAGCATGGCTACAGATTAATGGTCAGTTTGTCTGGCCGTGGATGAAGGATCATCGATTGTTGATTAGTCTAACGGGTGTACCAATCAGCTACTTGTTGATGATAGCTACAGACCTTGCGTACGAAGGAATGGATAACAAAATATGGCCAGGACGACTCATGGCGTTTGCTGTAGGTATTCTTGTTTTTACAATGTTTACAAACCTCCTTCTTGGTGAAGGGCTTACTCCAAAGGTAGGAGTTAGTCTCGTGTTAGCGACAGTACTATTAGCAATACAACTACTATGAAAATAATTCTATGGATCCACAGAGAGCGTTTGGAAGACCTTCACAAGCGCATTAGTAATTGGGTTAATTACGAAGAACCTGGAGAGCCTTCACCTCTCAATTTAAGTGTTAGCCAAATCGGTCATCACTGGGTTCAGATCATACTCGACTACAGTACTTACATCGGACTACTAGACGATGATGCTATTAAAATAATTTAATATCTGTTGCCTTTTTCAAATAAAGGTAGTATATTTATTAAACGCTTTGGGGCTGTTATGGCTTTCGACAGGCAGAAGAAGTTCTTTGAGATGATGCAGGCAGGGTTAGATGGAAACCCTTAAACACCTATCAAACAATAAACGCAAACGTAGATTATTCTACGGAGTATTACGCAGTAGCTGCCTAATCTCCCCCGTATTACTCATGGGATTAAAAAGAAGTAAACGAAACGCGTTTTTGTAATTTGTACCTTAAACAAATAGCCTACAGTTTGCGAGTGAGAGTAGCAATACAAACTCGATAGTTTGTTTATTTAGAAAAATAAACTAAGCCTGTGAATGAGTCCTTTGGCTCACTGTTTGGACACGGGTTCGACTCCCGTCAGCTCCACAAAAAAAATTAATAAAGATGTTGCCTAATCGATAAAAAGGTTGTATCTTTATAGAAATAAAGGGTCACAAAGGTGACGACGTTCTTTGAAAAATATTATTATCCGTTCAGTAGTTGATTATGAGACCTTCGGGTTGATTATGAGACATTTAATCTGATAAATGATGATCGGCCGCCTATGGTCGTTAAATAAACTGGGAAACCAGGCTAAAGTGAATTACATTTTGTCAGTGTAGTTTGCGGCTTCGCAAGGAGCTCGAGTAGGCAAGTAGGATATCATTAGACCTTGAGTACCGAGGGTAACACTGTAGGGGAACTGGTTTGATGACTAGGTGATGCAGGTCATTTAGTTGAGCTCGGAAGAGCAATAAGAATAACCTATAGGAATCAATTTATTGCAAGAAGCATTCTTATCCGAGTTTGTTATTGCGGTTTCCAATACAAGAGGGATCTTAAAGCCGAAAGGCAATGTCAGTGTACAAGTGGTGTTGTTACTGCACCGTAGATGAACCCACCAAGGTTTGTTTATGTAGAATTCTCGAAGTATGGAGGTAGGGATATCTCAGAGAGTAGTTGAGTATTGACTCGTCCAAAAGATGGGTCAGCTTAGTGGTAAGCCACTACTTTCATAATCTGCGACTGATACCTTAATTTGCTCTATGATACGCAAATATCACTAAACAATTAAGCAAAAGCGCTTACCAGCTACCGACGAAAGGTGCCTACCTAGTACTGGGCTGTCCAGTGCCACTAATGATCGCAAGTCAAAAGTGAGTCGTCCGAAAGGTTTGTAGTCCCGCAAGGATTAATCAGCTCGGCAGAGTTGAACAGAATAAGTAAGACGAGAGTAGTCGAAACACGTAGCTTTAAGAGTGGTGCACTCAAATCACCGGCATTGATGGGATACTTCTCAAAAGGAAGTGGACAAGAAGGGAACCAATAATCCAACAAAAGATCCATCACTTAAACGTATAGTCTCAGCGTTTTTTAACTAGATTGTGGGGTAGTAGCAGAGGTAGCTCGTTGGGCTCATAACCCAAAGGTCGCAGGTTCGAATCCCGCCCCCGCAACAAATAAATTTTCTTTTGCTATGTTTTTCATAGCTTGTGTGTGTGATGAAGGGCTGGTTTTTACCGGCCTTTCTCTTTTACAAACTATTTATAGTCAGTAACAACACATAACAACACTATCTATGGCAAAGGCAAAAGTAACAAACACCTCTCTATTCAAGAAGAAACCTAAAGTAAAGAGACCTGGGATTCATGCTAAAACTAAACAGAGCAAGAATAAGAACAGCAAGAACTACACAAAGGTGTATGTTGCACAGGGACATTAAAATTATTTTCAATTATTTTTCCCAAACTGTTGGATTTCTGGTTTTTTTTCCTGATATTGTAAAGGTACAATAGTACAATTTAATACTTTAAACTTTAATAATTAAAAACCAAAAACAAAAAAGTTATGTTAACAGTAACAATTTCAATCGCAGCAATTTTAGCAGTAGGTACATTAGCCTATTTCAACAACGATTATCGTAAAGCGGCTGCGGACTACAAAGCAAAATTTGAATCTACGAGAGATTTTGCTGAAGAATCTGCTAAGAGTATTCTCAAGTCAGAACAGAGAGCTAAAGAGCTTTCAAACACAATCGTAATGTTGAAAGCTGAAGTAGCTGCATTACAAGCTGCAAAGGTTGTGCAACGTGAAGCTAGCAAACCTACTGTGAATCCACAAATCACAGACGCGGTAACTGCAAACAAGACGAATGGCAAAAAACGTGGTCCAAAGCCAAATCGTCACAATAATAAGTAATAAATGGGATGCTTTGAGAGTCTAGTTAAGTCCAAGTTTTTAGCTAACGTCTCAAACGAATTAAGTTTGGCTCGTCAGGCAATACGCTCGATGAGCCAAACCCTGTTTCCCTCAATGTACTATGCTGATAAGCGTGATCAGAAAGCTTTGTATGATGAGTACGTTTTTCAATACTACATTGTGGAGGAGATGCAAGAAACTCTACAAGAGTCTGTAGACCCCGATATGATATATTTCTTACAGTATGATCATATGACTTGCTTATACAGCTTAAAAAAGAACCAGGTTACAGATGCCATGATGTACAACTATAATGTACACGGATACATACCGATTTATAGAGGGCGCCATAGAATTGATGGCTATACTATGTACACAGTCTTGTTTGATACAAGAATGACCCACATTCCATTCTCGCCAAATTAGCGTTGGATTTCTCTTTTTTTATTTGTATGGTTATACTTAGTAGAAAGTTACTTTATGAGCAAGACATTAGAATGTAAGGTTTGTGGTACATTTGTACATAACGTTGGAGATGGCGTTGTAGCTATTACTTGTTACGAATGTGTTTCTGACATGATGAAGCAGTATGATGAACCATTGAAGAAAAGACAAGTTGCAGCACAAGGTTATCCAAAGGGCTGGAGATTCATGAAGCAGTTTGTGCATGCAAATGGTACTGTTTACTTTAAAGGTGTCGAGCAACCAGATCTAAAAGGTAAATACGATGCTACACCAATAGTTGTCAAGCCTAAAAAATCCAAAGCTCAGAAAGCTCAGGAGAAAGCTGATAGTATGAAGCGATACTCAGAGCTTAAAAAGCAATTGAAAAAAGAAACTCGTAAAGGAGTTATCAAGAAAATAGAATCAGAATTAAAAAGGTTACAAAAACAAATATCATAATGACAGCAGAACAGTTACAAGAAAACTTCGATAAGCTACTCAGCTATATCGATACCTACATTAAGGAAGATCGTAAGGATGCCTTAAAGAAACTATATACAGATCATACTGAGCGTATCATGCTCATGCCTGCATCTAGTATTGATCACCATCATAACGCTTTCCCAGGTGGTTACGTTGATCATGTCAATCGTGTTATCGAGTGTGCTCTGAAGTTGAAAGACTTGTGGGCTAGTATGGGTGCATGTATCAACTACTCAGAAGAAGAATTGGTATTTGCAGCAATGAATCACGACTTAGGTAAGATTGGTACAGAAGAGGCAGAACAATATATTCATAACGATTCAGAATGGCATCGTAAGAATATGGGTAAGATGTACAAGTACAATCCAGAGAATGCATTTATGCCAGTACCTGATCGTAGCTTATTCTTGTTGCAGCAGAGAGGTATTCCAGTAAGCTTTAACGAGTATGTTGCAATTAAGACACATGATGGTTTGTATGATGAAGGTAACCGAGCTTACTACATTTCACACAGTCGTGAATCTAAGTTAAGATCAAACCTTCCGATCTTATTACATCATGCAGACCACATGGCATCTCGTATTGAGTTTGAAAAGTGGGATGCAGGAAGTACCACATCCAAACCAGTAACATCTGAAAAGAGAAAACCAACTATCCCAACCGATATGTCAGAGTCTCAAAAGGATGACCTTATGAACGTGTTTAACAACTTATTTAAGTAATATGGTGTACGTGATTATAGGACTCACAATACTTGTAGGTATTCTGGGTTATTTAACTTATATTAACTTTAAGCGCGCAGAGAAAGCTGAAGAGTACTGCGAAGCCTATGTAAGATTCATCTCTGCATTGTATTTTCGCTTTTACGAAACTCGAGATCGTATGAAGGATATAGATAGACTTGGAGCATTCCAAGCCGATGATGAGGTGGGTGTTATATTTAGAGAAATGGACGAATCAATCGATAACCTTTATGATTTCATTACAAAGTATGTCAACAACACAGAAGCCGAAAAAGACGAGAAAGCCCAAAACTAAGCGATTATATTTCGGACCTGAAGTTGACCTGAGTATTATCAAATACAACGCTACAGAGAGTGATTTTGAGCGTAGCTTAATTTACCAAAACGAAATAAAAGCAGCCTTTGAGAAGCTAGTAGAAAATATTATTCACACCTTCAAGTTTTATTATACTGATGGTCAGACCATTCAGCAAATGCAACATGAGGTTGTTAGCTTCCTGGTTGAAAAGCTTCCTAAATTTAAGCAGGATAATGGAAAAGCGTTTAGCTACTTCAGTATTGTGGCTAAAAACTACTGCATCCTCAAGAATAAAAATAATTACAAAAAGCTTACTAGCCACGATCGAATTGATCTTTCCTCAGAAATTAATTTAGAAGCAATTGCAGATTCAGAAGATCATGAATCTAACTTAATTGAGTTTGTAGATAAGTTTGTCGCCTATTGGGACGATAATCTAGAAGATACATTTTCTAAAAAGAATGATCGGATCTTAGCTGGAGCTATTGTGGAGTTGTTTCGTAAAAGAGAGAAAATAGAATTGTTTAACAAGAAAGCTTTATACATCTACATACGAGAAATGACTGATGCTAATACTCAGCAAATTACTAAGATGGTTAAGGTGATGAAGGATAAGTATAAAGCTATGTATATGGATTATCTAACTTATGGATCAATCCAGAAAAATAAGCTTTACTAATGTTAGTAGTATTTTCAAAAGAGAAGTTACAAGCGTTACTAGAAGAGGAGATAAAATGTTGGGAAAGCGTTAGTGGTGGTCCAAACCTTAACGCTTTTTCTTTTGATCCTAAAACTACGGATCCACAACAGCTTAAGGAATTAGGCTACTATGAAGATCGAGAAGCTTGGATTGCAGGAGCTCGTATAAAGGATTTGCGAGCGTTTATAGCTGAATTGGATGAACTTCCTCAATTCACAGGTAGATAACAATTTGCCTTTCTAGCTATTTATTAGAAACAAGTTTATGGATAAGGATAGTTTACTGTTTGATGATAAGTCCTTTAGCGACCTACTCAGAGATGTATATAACAATACAAAGAAAAAAGAAACGCAGATCAATGGTCTAATCGATCAATTGAAACCGTTGATTAAAAACATGACTGACGCATCTTTGATGGTACCTTTGATTAAGGAGTACCTGGAGATATCAGTTAAGAACGATGATAACCTAGTGAGATTGACAGCAATTATTCAGCGTCTGCTTGTAGTAGGTGCGAAGTCTGAGAAAGGTGATGAGTTAGGTTTATCTGAAGCAGAACGCGCTCAATTGTTACAAGAAGCTCAAACAATATTAGACGAAACTAAGTAATGTCATTTTTTAAGGATTTAGGCGGATTATATACTGGTCACCAGACTGGCAAGGAAAACAACTTACAGCAGTTAAAAGTTTTCCCAGGTCACGTACTGGAAATCTGTATGGATAGTAATTCACCTTTATATGAGTCTGTTAGGGATATTGGTAAGATTAAGTTTCGTGACTTAGTTAATGAGTACAATCGATCAGAAGAATTGGTTGTTAAAGTTGCCTTTCCTTTAGACAGATCAATGGCACGATATCCTTACCCAGGTGAGGAGGTTATTATTTATAGAGCATTTGGCGAGACTACAACACCATTGACTAGAACAATGGCTAACATCTATTATTACTCGTTTGTTGTAAGTGCTCTCCACAATCCGTCATTTAATGCTCATCCGTTTATAGGAACGGATAAGTACCATATAGATAAGAGAAATCCATTCATTTCATACGATACAGCCAAAAAGCGTTTTGATAAACGTATTAGAGAAATTGGATCTGTTAAAGAGGGTGGTGATAAGATTAAAGTCTATAAGCAATTAAAGCCATACGAAGGAGATTTTATTCTTCAAGGTCGTTTTGGTAATTCTATACGATTTGGATCCACATCACAAAAAGAAGATAATGCTTGGAAGCAATCTGGAGTGAATGGTGATGGTATAATGGTTTTGCGAGTTGATAGGGATAGTACAACTAACGAAAAGGATATGCTCACTGCTGAGGATATTAATAAGGATGACGCGTCAATCTATTTTTGTACATCTCAGAAAGTTGAACTAGATTTAGCATGTTCACCTGCTCTAAAGAGTTGGATATACAATTTTGATGTTCCTGATAAAGGATCTAAAGAAATGGAAAAACTCCTTAACAGAGATTCTGATACTTCTGGATTATGGCAAAAAGCTGTCGAAAGTAATAAACCAGTTGACGATGCTTATCAAACACCTAAGAATGATGGTGTACCATTAGAACCAACTCCAATCACACCAGCACCTAACACAACAACGCAGCAGTAATATGGCAGATTATACAACACCACCATCAGTTAGTCCATCTCTAAAAAGTGATCTGGACTCTTTTGTTAATGTCGTGAATGCTAATGCAGCAGCGATACAAGAAAAGCTATTGTTTAAAGGTATACAAAATTCGGGAGTAACTCCAAAGGTTAGTTTACCACCACTAGTTCAGTTGATTAATAAGGTACTAATACCAACCGTATTACGATGGGAAGGTACTTGGGCGGATCATCCAAAAGATAGTGGAGGTGCTACTATGAGGGGTGTTACTCTAAACACTTTTAAGAATAGTTTTGACTACCTTTTCATTAGTACAGAAGTTCCACAAGTAAAAACCGCAGCAGAAGCTTTGAATAAAAAGCATACCAATTGGAAAGCGGATAATTCAAAAGCAAAGCAGTTTTTATATACTATTTGTAGTAGTGAGTTGGTTATGGGTATATTTTTCTCAGGCTTCTTATCTAATAAGGATTGTAGATATCCAATTGCTGTTATGGTAGAAGATCCTTTTTTAGGATACTTTCTTGCTAATGCATGTTGGTGGACTGGGGCGTCAGTATATGATACATCACACTTCGATGATACAGCTAAAAATATGGGATGGAGTGGTAACGAAAGTAAGTGGGCATCATGGATACAGAGTTTAGGTAGTAAGACTCCAGAGCTTACGACAAAGTTCCTAGTCAATAGATGTAATCGTCTCTTAGCAATTACTAGTGATAAAGGAAGTCCTGGACCTGATTTTAGAAAGGGTTTTATGAATCGAATGTTGAACGACGAAAAAGATTCCGATCTAATGGTCCTTGTAAAGGTTAACGAGTTGTTTAATCTTAATGCAGGAAATGCATTTCAACTGTCTCCGGCAGAATTAGAACATTTGAAAGTTAAAGCTGAGACATACAAAACACTATCAATAGAATTTCCAGTATAATGAGGGTAACATACGACCAGTTAAAACAGAAGCTTAGTAGTGCTGGTGGATTAACTCCACCAAACGAAGGCGGTGTACCACCAGGAACACCAGTCACTGGTACATTTACCGGTACTGTTACAATTGAGGTACCACAGCTACCTAAGATTGAGTTTCCGATGGAGGATTATACCTACTCATCGAATTTAGAGTCAGGTGTTGCTCAGGATCTTAATAAG